ACTAAAAGATATGGTGGAGCAGATGAAGCTCAAGCTGTAGAAAGTTTTATAGCTGATCTTGCATCTAGTCAAGAGATGGATCAACAAACTGTGCCACCTGAAACGGAACAGCCAGGAGATATTGATTACGCATCAATAGATACTGAGCAAGTTTAATTTCAGCCCACAAAAATTATGGAATCGAGCTACCCTTATCCATAAGGCACTCAACCAATAGGTAAAAATAATGGAAGAAAACGACAGAGTCGAAGCTACTAATGAAGAAAAGAAAGTTGAACTTAAGGCAGAGAATCCTTATCATAAAGATCGAGGAGAAATTGACCAAGAGACCGAAGCATTTTTGTCAGGTAAACTTTCAAGCTATCATATAGAGCAGAGACAAAAACAAGAGGCAGACGCAGCAACCGAACAGAAGGACACCCATACATCTGAAGAAACTGCAGAATCTACAGATACCAAGGCTACTCCTATCGCTGAACGCCCTGCAACAGCTGAAGATCGTGTCTTTAAAAAACGTTATGACGATTTGAAGAGACACTATGATTCTACTATTCAAAAACATAAGGAAGAACTTTCTTCTTTAAAAACACAGTTAGAATCAAGTACAAGACAATTTGTACCACCTAAATCCAAGGAAGAATTAGAATCTTGGAAGAAGGAATACCCAGACGTCTATGAGATGGTTGAAACTATCGCTATGACTAAGGCAGATGCTAGAGCAAAAGACATAGAAGAAAAATATAGTTCTTTGCAAAAGCAACAGGAACAAATTGCAAAAGAAAAAGCAGAAGTGGAACTTCTTAAAGTTCACCCAGATTTTAGTGATCTAAGACAAAAAGATGACTTTCATCAATGGGCTGAACAACAAGATCCTACTATTCAAAGTTGGTTGTATGAAAATACTTCCAATGCTCAATTAGCTGCTAGAGCTATTGATCTATATAAAATGGATCGTGGAATTAGTAAGCTAACTAAGAAAGAAGAAAAGGATATTAAGAATGAAGCTGCTAAAGCAATTTCTAAAACTAAGAAAAGTACTGATTCTGAAGTGCCTAAAAAGAAAGTTTGGACTGTAAGTGAAATTTCTAAATTAAAACCTTACGAATATGAAAGGTATGAAAAGGAAATTGATCTTGCTCGTTTAGAAGGTAGAATTGAACAACGTTAACCTTAAACTAAACTAACAACACTAACATATAGGAGAAAACAATATGGCATTTGGTGTAGCTGGTGGATATACAAACTTACCTTCAGGTAATTTTACTCCACAAATTTTTAGCCAAAAGGTTCAAAAATTCTTCAGAAGAGCATCAGTGGTAGAGGATATTACTAACACTGATTATGCTGGAGAAATTGAAAACTTTGGTGATACTGTAAAAATAATAAAAGAACCAACTGTATCAATCAGATCGTACGCTAGAGGTACGACTGTAACTACAGACGATTTAGCAGACGATGAAGTAACATTGACTGTTGATCAAGGTTCATACTTTGCTTTCAAAGTAGATGACATTGAAGAAAGACAATCTCATATCAACTTTGAAGCTCTTGCAACTTCTTCAGGTGCTTACTCACTTAAGAAGAACTACGACTACAATGTATTAAAATACATTTATGATAACGCAGCAACTGATGCGACTGCAACTGGTACAGATGCAGCTCCATTAACTGGTACAACTAATGCTAACACACTAGTTGATATCGTATCTGCTGCTAAAGCAGTTCTTGATGGTAATGACGTACCAGAAGAAAATAGATGGTTAGTTGCTCCACCTAAATTTTTCCAACAGTTAAGAAAAGCTGAAGGTAAAATCATGGATCAGTCAGTAATGGCTGACGGTGGTGCATCACAAATCAGAAACGGAATGGTCACAGATAGACCTTTATTCGGTTTCAGAATGTACTCAACAAATGCGATCGTAAACGGTGCTGCAGGTTCTGCTGCTAACTTTACTTTCTCATCTTCAACTGCTGGTGAATATGCGTTCGTATATGGTCATATGTCAGGCGTTGCAACTGCTAATCACATTGCAAAAACTGAATTGATCAGAGATCCAGATTCATTCGCAGATATCGTTAGAGGATTACACGTGTTCGGAAGAAAAATCTTAAGAGCAGACGCTGTATACTCTGGCGTTGTTACTTTGTAATAACTACTATTCTTGGGGGGAGCAATCCCCCCTTGATTAATTAATAATAAAATAATCCTAAACATCTATGGCAACAACATACTTACAATTAGTAAATAGAACACTTAGAGAGTTAAATGAAACTGAATTAACTTCAGCTACATTTGCTACAAGTAGAGGAGTTCAAACAGCAGTAAAAGATTTTGTAAATAAATCTATTCATGATATTTATAATGAGGCTGGTGAATTACCTATTCTATATACTGAAACTACTCAACAAACAGTAGTGGGCCAACAAGAGTATGCATTGCCAGCAAATATGCGAAAGGTTGATTGGGATTCTTTTGTAATTAGTTCTGGAGAATTATTAACTAATTCTGAATTTGAAACTAATATTAGTAACTGGACAACTTCAACTGGTTCTCCAAGTTATTCATCAAATGGTAATGGAAGAGTATTATTAAATAACTCTGGTATTTATCAAGCTATTAATACTGTTAAAAATAGATCATATAGATTACATGTTAGATTAGTAGATACATCTTCATCTGGTTCTAGTTTAACAATTAAAGCTGGGACATCTGCAAATGATGACACAAATTTAAGTTCATCTTTATCTGTAACAAATACAGGTGAAGGAAATATTTTTGATGGTACATTTACAGCTACAGCATCTACAACTTATATTACAGTAACAAATAGTACTACAGATAATTTAGAAGTAGATTATATAAGAGTTAGAGATAATACTTTAGTACCTGCTAAGTTAAACTTTATAACTTATGATTCTTTTTTACAAACAAGAAAACCTATTGATGACAGAGCAGGTGATGATTCTTTTGCTAAACCTGTATCTGTATATAGAAATCCTAACTATGGATACTTTGGTTTAACTCCAATTCCAGAAAGAAGTGATTATGTTATTAAGTATGGATACTATACTACCCATACAGATTTATCAGCTGCAACTGATACTATAAATTTACCAGATAGATTTTCACCATTGATAATTGATAGATGTAAATATTATACATACATGTTAAGATCTGATCCACAACATGCATCTTTAGCTGATAGAGATTATCAAAGAAAATTAAGATTATTACAAGTAGACTATGCATCACCTCAAGATTACATGAGAGATGATAGAGTATTAAGTGGAAGTATTAACGTACAATTTATATAGGATATTAATATGAAAAGAGATGAAAATAAAAACACAGAAGATAATATAAATTATCAATCTAAAAAAGCAGCTAATCAAAAAAATAATAATATTAAAATGGCAGGTGGTGTATTTAGTTTAAATGAATATAATAAATACAAACAAGCTGTTGAAAAAGATAATGTTATGGAAGTATTTCCAGATAAATCTATTTTTGAACTAGAGGAAATGCGAAGATTATACGAGGCAGAAAAAGCACGTAAAATGTCGGGGTAGTTAAATGCCGACAACCGATTTAATATCACCATTTGTTGTAAGCTGTGCAGGAGGTTTAACACTTAATAAAGATGTGTTTTCAATGGCCCCTGGTGAAGCATTACAACTTCAAAACTTTGAGCCAGATATTGAAGGTGGTTATAGAAGAATAAATGGTAGTGCTAAATATAATGATAATATAGTACCACAAGTAAGTTCTTCTGATGAAAAGGTTGTCATGTCAGCTATATTTAATAATCAAGTATATGCTGGTAGAGGTGGAAGTATTTATAGAGCAGGAGCAGCTAGTACATGGACTAGTGTTACAACAGGATTAAGTACACCTACAGTTAATTATAATTTTAGAACTATAAATTTTAATGGAACAGATAAATTAATTGTTTGTACAACTGTAGATCAATATGCATTAAGTATAGATACATCTAACACTGTAACTACATTTAATGGATCTAACGCACCAGAGTATCCTAAATATCTAGAAGTATTTAAAGATCATGTATTCTTTGCAGGTATGACTTCTAATCCAGAAGAAGTAGTATTCTCAGAACCATTTAATGAAAGTGGATTTTTAAGTGCAAATGGTGCAGGTAGTTTTAAAGTAGATACAACTATTGTAGGTTTAAAAGTATTTAGGGATGTATTATATATTTTTGGTAAAGATAAAATATATAAACTATCTGGAACATCACAAGCAGATTTTGTAGTACAACCTGTAACAAGACAGATTGGTTGTTTAGATGGTGGATCCATACAGGAATTAGGTGGAGATATTATATTCTTAGCACCAGATGGATTAAGAACTGTAGCAGGTACAGATAAGATTGGTGACGTAGAACTAGGTTCTATATCTAGACAAATACAAGCAAGAATTGATGAAATAAAATTTGATAGAATTAGCTCATTAGTTATTAGAAGTAAATCTCAATATAGATTATTTTATCCAGAAGATTCAATAACAGAAGCTAGTTGTAAAGGGATTATATCTGTATTAAAAACAAATCCAAACACAGGATCATTAGGTTTTGAATATGCAGATATTGTAGGATTTAAACCTTCATGCACAGATTCAGAATATAATGGATCAGATGAATTAGTTATATATGGTGGTTATGATGGCTATGTATATAAATTTGAAAGTGGTAATTTAATTACTAGATCTGGATCAACAGAAAGAATTGTAGCTTTTTATAGATCACCCGATATGGTTATGGGAGACCCAGGCGTAAGAAAATATATGCAAAGGGTTAATCTTAACTATGAAGGTGAAGGTAGAAATGTAAATGCTCAATTATCACTTAAGTATGACTATGGTGATATTAATACACCACAACCAAATAAAATAAATATTACTGCAGCTGGTGGAGTTTCTTTATATGGATCAGCTTTATATGGAACTGGAGTCTATGACGCAACAGGTATTCCATTGGTTAGACAATCTGTAGAAGGATCTGGATTTGCAGTAGCTTTAAAAATAGATGACAACCAAGGTGCAGATATAATATCTATAAAAGGTTTTCAACTTGAATTTACCCCAGGAGGAAGAAGATAATGGCTGGATATACGGCAAGACAAAGTACATATACATCGGGAGATACTATATTAGCAGCTCATACTAATGATGAGTTCAATACTATATTAGCTTCTTTTGATGCAACAACTGGTCACGCACACGATGGAAGTGCAGGTGAAGGTGCATTTGTACCTTTGATTGCAGATGGTGATGCTAACAATAAATTATCAGTAGATACTGCAAATAATAGACTTGGTTTATTTGTTGAAGTTACAGGTTCACCTGTAGAACAATTAAGATTTCAAGATGGTGCTATTGTTCCAGTTACAACTAATGATATTGATTTAGGTACATCATCTTTAGAATTTAAAGATGGATACTTTGACGGTACTGTTACTGTTGATGGTTTATCTCTTCCAAGTACAACAATTACAGATATATTAGATGAAGATACAATGTCATCTAATAGTGATACTGCATTAGCAACTCAACAATCAATTAAAGCATATGTTGATGCACAAGTAACAGCTAGTGATTTAGATTTTCAAGCAGATAGTGGTGGGGCATTATCTATTGATTTAGATTCTGAAGTACTAACTTTATCTGGTGGAACTGGTATTGATACAGTTGGATCTGGTAATTCAGTTACATTTAATATTGATGCAACAGTTGCAACATTAACAGGTTCTCAAACTTTAGAAAATAAAACTTTATTAACTCCAGTAATTTCTACAATCTCAAATACTGGAACTATAACTTTACCAACATCAACTGATACTTTAGTAGCTAGAGATACTACAGATACATTAACAAATAAAACTTTAACTAGTCCTACATTAACTAGTCCAATTTTAAATGGGTCTATATCTGGTACAGCATTTATTGATGATGATACATTTGCAACAGCTTCAGCAACAACTGTAGCATCTTCAGAATCAATTAAAGCATATGTAGATACTAAATCAGCTAGTGGTATAGACATTGATGCATTAACTGATGGTACAGCTATTACAGTTGATGGAACAGATTTATTAGCATTATCAGATGCAGGTACAGAAAAGAAAATAACTGTATCCCAAATAGATGATTATGTTTCATCAAGTTCACAAGTATTAACAAATAAAACTATTGATGCAAGTCAGTTATCTGGTACAGTAGACAATGCTAGATTAGATACTGAGTTACAAGCATTAGCAGGATTAACTTCTGCAGCAGATGCATTACCTTATTTTACAGGTGCAGGAACTGCAGGTACAACTACATTAAGTTCTTTCGGTAGATCTATAATTGATGATGCTGATGCTTCAGCAGTACAAACAACTTTAGGTTTAGTTATTGGTACTGATGTACAAGGCTATGATGCTGAGTTAGCAGCTATTGCAGGATTAACTTCTGCTGCTGATAAAGGTATTCAATTTACAGGTTCTGGTACAGCAGCTACATATGATTTAACAGCTGCAGGTAAAGCATTATTAGATGATGCAGATGCTTCAGCACAAAGAACTACTCTAGGATTAGGGACTGCAGCTACATTAGATGTAGGTACAGGGGCTAATAATATTGTACAATTAGACGGTTCTGCTAGATTACCAGCAGTAGATGGTAGTCAATTAACAGGATTATCGTACGCTAGTGCAGGTTTTGCAGTAGCTATGGCAATTGCACTTTAGGGTTGACAATTTTTATAACAGCGATATAATAATAAATAAGGAGAAAATAAATAATGGCACAGGATTTTGAATCAACTGGTGTACAAATCACAAACTCTGAAACTACTCTATTAACTGCAGATTCTGACGATGCTATCATTGGTTTAAGATTAACCAATGTTACAGCTAGTTCAGTAACTGTAGATATTTATATTGATAAAGGTGGATTAGGGACAGACAGTTATGTTGCAAAAGATTTAAGTATTCCACCTGCTAGTTCAGTAGAACTAATTCAAGGTGGTGCTAAAATTGTAATGCAATCTGGTGATGTGTTATATGGTTTAGCTAATACAGCAACAAGTGTTGATGCATGGTTAAGCAGAGTTGATACTATTAGTACATAGGAGATAATTAATGTCAGAAGTAAATGGAACAATCTATGTTGGTGATAAACCTGCATCGGAAGATATTTATCATCATGCAGAAGTGCTTGATAAAAAAATGACAATTGAGTCTGCAGTTCTTGCAGGCCCAGTTACTTTCACAGAAACAGTAACTGTAACAGGAACATTGGTAATTATATAATGAGTAAAATTGAAGTAGATGAAATAGTACCTAGAAGTGGTAATAATTTAACTGTAGGTTCCTCTGGCCAAACTATTATTGTTCCTGCAGGTGCAACTTTTAATGCATCTAATTCAACTTTTACTTTACCTGATGGTACAGTAACTGCTGCTAAAATAGCATCATCTTTAGATTTATCTGGTAAAACAGTAACTCTTCCAGCTTCAGCTGTAACAGCACATGTTACACCTTTTGACGATAACAAAATTGTTAATGATATTTCTACACTTGCTTTAAGACAAGCTAGTGATGGAAACAGAGGTGCTTACAGTACTAACTCACAATCAGTTGATGTATTCCAAGATGCTACAGGTATTGATACAACTACTAATACTTTAAGAGATGCTAATGAATATATATCTACTGTTGGAGTAGGTACTGAAACTTTATATCAAACCTCTAGTTTAGATATTAATTATATAACAGCTATAAATATGAATTATCAATCTGATAAAATTATAGATGGTAGTGTAAGTAATGATTGGGCTATGTATGTAACAGGGCCTTCTAATTATACTAACGGTTTTGAATACGATATTACTTCTGACCCAAATTTCGGTTCTAATTTTACTGTTACAAAAGTTTCTTGGCATAATTTCAATACTGCCGCAAGATTTAGATATTATAGAGTACCTCTTTTTTCTAATGGTTCATATAGTTATGCCAATATAACACCAGAAGACAGTTCTTCTCAAAGTGATTCAATAACTTTAGAAGCAAATAATACTAATAGTTGGAATACAGCAGTTTTTACAACACCAATTAAAGGTGCAAAATTTAAAATATTATTTGATAGTTTTTATAATAATGGAAATACTAATGCAGGTCTTTCTGAAATTAGATTTAGTGGTATTCCAGTAGGTTTAAATCCTACAGGAAACTTTACAGGCACAACAATAACTGCACCATCAAGTGTATCTGAAATGGGTGCTATTATTACTTACCAAGATTTTTTTGGTACTAACGCATTAAACACAGATATAGTTTTACAGTTATCAGCAGATGGTGGTTCTAACTATTCAACTGCTACACTTACTGCTTTACCAGACTTTGCTACTGGAATTAAAATGGCTAAAGTTAATGACTTAGCTGTTACAGCAGGAACACAATTAAAATACAAAATCTCTTTTGCTAATCAAGCAAATGGTTCTAAAGAAGCTAGAATTAGAGGAGTTGCTTTGCAATATTAATATGTGGAATAACTTTATGAAAGATTGGGATGAAAGTATCTTTAAAATTAAAGAAGTTAAAAAAGAAACTCTATCATTATCTGATAAGATATTTAAAATTTATAGGGATGCTTGGAACAGATTAGTTGGAAATTTTAAATGGGATGACCAATGAAAGTAATTAAGAAAAGAAAAACAGCAGCTCAAGCAGTAACCCTTGCAAAAATTAATACAAAGCTAGACCATATTCATAGAGATCTTGAACAGAATACAAAGGATATAGCAGCTCTAAAAGAGCAAATGGCTATGGGTAAGGGTGGGTTGAAAGTAATAGCATACATGGGTGGTATCCTGGCAGGAATAATCGCCTTAATAAAATTTGTAAAATAGTGTATATCTCTCTCCATGAGAGATACAAAAACATTAGAAAACTTCGCAAAGAAAGTAGAAAAAAAACTTAAAGAAATGAAAGTCTTTAGGTATGCAAGGAAAGAAGTAGAAACAGGAGCTAATGGTACACAAAAATATGTTATTAAAAAAGGTGTTAATAAAGGTAAGATTGCTCAATGAAAATATCAGAAAATACTTCAGTTGCCTTACCAATAAGAAATTTAATTGCGATTGTCGGAGCAGTGGGCATAGGTGTATGGGCCTATTTTGGCATTATTGAAAGACTTAACCAATTAGAAACAGCAGATAAATTACAGCAGCAAGATCTCCTGGAGGCCTCTGCACAAAAACCCATAGACCAGGAACAGTTTATGCTGCTTGAACATATAGCAGAAGGATTAGAAAAATTAACATTTAGAGTTGATGGCATGATGAACAATAGAGTTAATATTGAAAGACTACAAATGGATGTAGGAAAACTCCAGGTGGATGTAGAAAAATTGAAAGACAGTGTTAGAGCTAACATTGGAAAATTAAATGGAAATCATTAATGTATCAGTTGGTATTTGCATTGTGTTTGTTTATTAATGGAGAGCTTGTTGAGCATAGAATACAAGATAGTTTATCCACCTGCCTCAAGATGAAACGTGAGGCCCAAAGAAATATGGAGATGAATAACAAGCAGTTTATGTGTGGAGAAGTTGAGGCAGAGATAGAAAAAAATATTGATGGCAGCAAAACAATTAAAAGAATTGTAAGTAGCAAGTAATGGCTAAACAAAAATTTACAGATTTTGTACCAAGGCCAAAGCCTAGAAAGAGGCCAGGTCGTCATGCAAAATCTCCAAATAAAAAATATACAAAGAAAAAATACAAGGGCCAGGGGAGATAATTCAACTGTTGATTTGTATGCAAATATTTAATAAAGGTAAATCATGTTACCAATTATAGGTTTTTTAAAAAATCCCTTGTTCCAATTAGTGGCCCAGAAAACTGTTGGAGCTATCTCTCATAAGATTGAGAAAGATAAAATAGTTAAAGCAAAGGAGCTTGAAGCTGCAGCTAAAGTATCAGTGGCCCAAGTCAATCAACAATCAAAGTCTATTAAGGATGAGCTGCTAACAATTTTTATTATTGCTATCCTGGCTTGTTGTTTCATTCCACAAACGCAGCCTTATATGGAAGTGGGATTTCAAATGTTAAAAGAAAAAGCACCAACTGAATTTTGGTGGGCAGTATTAATTGTATTCTCTGGAAGTTTTGGATTATCAACTTTAAATAATATTCGTAAAAAATAATGCAGGAATTAAAAGAAAGAATTAAGCAGCATGAAGGGTTCAGAAGAACAGTGTACCTGGACAGCCTGGGTAAGAGAACAGTGGGCTATGGGCATTTGTGTGTAGAGGATCATTGGGAGGATGGCAAAGAATACGATAAAGAATATTTGGATAATGTTTTTGAACAAGATTTTCAAAATGCTTTTGACCAATGCCAAAACCTTTGCAACGATTATGATTTAGATATTTCAGAAACTGCAACAGAAGTTTTAATAGAAATGATATTTCAATTAGGTATTGGAAACGTAACTAAATTTAAAAGAATGATTGCAGCTCTCCAGGACAAGGACTATGAAGTAGCATCTTTAGAAATGTTAGATAGTAAGTGGGCAGATCAAACCCCTGCCAGAGCAGAGGAGCTATCACTGATAATGAAAGATGCCGAAGATAATTGATTTAAAAGAAATAAAACAAATGATAGATCTAGTTGATAAACTAGGTTTTGATAGAGCTGCCAAACAACTTGGTAAGAAATATCATACTGTCTATGCTTTGTATAAAAAATATAAATCAGAAAATAAAATAGATAACATGGAGAAAGCTCCATTTGTAATCCAGGATATACCAGAGGATGAATTAAGTTGGCAGGAGCTAGTGGAAAGATCTGTTAAAAGATGGCAGAGAAAAAAAGAAACCCATGATGCAACAAAAGTTATTGATGTTGAGCTAAAAGAAAAGAAACCTTTTGCTCTATGTTTTGTTGGAGATCCTCATATAGATGATGATGGTTGTAACTGGGGTAGGTTAAAAGCTGACATGGATATTATGGCTAACACACCAGGAATGATTGGGATCTGTGTTGGAGATATTACAAACAACTGGGTGGGCCGATTAATGAAGAAGTATGCTGACCAGGAAACAACAAGAAAACAAGCAGAGAAATTAATTGAGTGGTTCTTATCAGAGGCAGGAGTTTATTGGGCTGCTGTCATTGGAGGCAATCACGATATATGGAACACTGATGGTGGAGATATTAATAAATTTATTTTTAGATCCCAGGCAGGAGTGTACAGAAATCATGGTGTAAGATTGCAGCTCCATATTCCAGGAGGAAAAACAATTAAAGTAAATTGCAGGCATGACTTTGCAGGACACTCACAGTGGAACGAAGCTCATGCTATGAGTAAAGCTGCAAGATTTGGTGTTGATGATATTTATGTTGCAGGACACAGGCATATATCTGGATACCAAATAGTTAAGAACCATGAGAGCCAAAGAATATCTCATGCTGTTAGAGTTGCAGGCTATAAAGAGATTGATGATTATGCAGAAAGCAAATCATTAAGAGAACATAATATTTTTGAGAGTATGTGTTTTGTGGTAGATCCAGGACAGCAAGATCCATTAAGGTTTATCAAACCAGTATTCAGCATGGATGAAGCTGCTGAAGAATTGACTTACAAAAGAAAACTTACTTCCAATTCATAAGTAAAGTTTCATATACTAATTCATTAAAAGAAAGATCTCTCTTTTTTTCTTCAAGCTTTTTTTTCTGCTCGTCAAGAAAGCTAATTCTTTTATTGGTAGATCTCAAATCATCTTTGATCTTTAGTCTAGTGTTTGAGATCTGTTCCTTTGATTGTATGCTCAAAATTTTTTTACCTCCTTTCTATATCTTTTTTGATAAACCAATTATTCCAGGCTCTGTCTTTTTCCTTGCCAAGAATTCCTTTATCCACCAGGGCCATCAATTTATTATAAACAGTTGTGGCACTCTCCATCTCCCTTGCTGCTAAAATTCTAACAGAAGGTGGGTATCCATTTTCAGTGAAAAACTTTTTAAATGCTTTAAACATTTTCATTTGTTTTTCAGTAACACTGGTAATTGTACCTGTGATCTGTCCAGTACCTTGACACCTTGGACAAGTGGATGCTGTGTAAGTAGATTTATTTCTATCTGTCCTCGCCATTTAACTCCCCTGCTATTTGGATATATTCATTTTCAATAGAAGTATGAAGGCCACTATCTAGCTCCACCACGTTTCTCAATGTATCTTCATTGACTTTGTAAAGCTGTCTTAAAAATTCAAGCTTTTCTTTCTTTGAAAATTTTTTGTGATTTTTTATGTTAGTCATAGCCTTGCCAAATTCTTCAGCAAAAGCTTTGTGATCCTCACAATATATTCCAGGCCCTTTTAATTTCCTCATTTCCCATTGTGATCTTTCATCTTCTGGTTGAGTATCCTGTTCCTGGGCCATAGAGCTATCAGTTTTAACAGGTTCTTTTTCTGCTACAGTTACACCATCTTGTACCTGGTATGTAGCTCCTGGGCCTTCTATGGCCTGTTTTGATAGGCTATCTAGCTGATCTGATACTGTGTTTATAGGTTTAGGCTCTTTAGGATAATCCTCTGCCTCCTCCCTGGTAATCACACCACCAAGAGCATCAGCAAATACATCTCTTAATGCAAATCCTCTAGCTCTCATTTTTAACATACGATCTGGGTAGCTCTGCCAAGGGCCAGATCTATTTAGCAATCCTGCTTTGGCTGCATCTCCCATACTGAATTGAGATTTGTACCAGGATTGGCCCTTCCTTTTAACTTCACACACTGCAGTTCTTTTAGATCCTTCGCCAGATATATTTTCTTTTATATCCTCAAACTCTGGATGCCTTCTGCAAAGAGCAATCATAGTATCTCCATAGATACTTGGCTTGCCATTTATCACTGCAATATTTTGTAACGATTGGATAGGTGTTAAACCTAGCTCATCTCCCCAGGACATAGCCAGATAAATATCTGCAGGCTTACCCTGGAATTGTTTTGGTACTAAATTAGATTTTGATATTTGCTCTGCAAATTTCATTGGATCTTTTTTTACTAAATCACTCATATTAATTTTCCTTGGTTTGGATCTTCGGTTAATGGTTTAAATAAAATATCTATCAATCTATAAGATCCTTTAAATTTAGATTGGAATATCTTTGAGCTTGGCTGCAGGTGCAGCAGCTCATCTGGTTTAAGCTGCATAATTTTTCCTTCATGGTTTATTTCTAAACCACCTTTTTTAATTGCAGCCTGGACTTCATAATCTCTGACAGAAACAAACTTGCCCTGCCAAAGTTTAGTTACTTTCTTTTTCTTCATCATCTCCTCCCTCAATGTAATTAATCATAGCTTTGATTGCAGATTTAGCTGCAAGTAACAGTATAAAAAATACTACTAACGTCATAAAAACTATTTTCATTCTTCCTCCTTGATTTGAATTGTACTAGATCTTTTGCTGTATGCCTCCTGGGCAGGTACAACTTTCTCTGGTTTAGCTTTGTAATTTCTTACAGGCCAAGAGATTTTATATTCATTAAACAATCCAAAGACATGATCTCCCATAGCTTGTTTAATAATATCTTGTGATTGTTCTACCTTGAGCTTACCAGATTTAATTTCATTGTTGCCTTCTGTCCAGGTATGGATCGCAGCTCCAATAGCATTGTTGCCTGATAAATCTTTAGGTTCATCATTTGGATTTGTATAAATTAAATTATAATCTCCTGGTTTTTCTGGATCATAATATTCTTCCTTCTCCCTTCTATTCCAGAAATCTCTAACTTTTTCTTGGATAGCTGATTGAGTTTCTTTATGTTCAAACATGGGCCAGTATTGGATCTCCCAGGTTCTAATATTAAATACAACAACGATTGCTTTAGTTGTAAGAGTACAAAGCATCTGGCCCTGTACCTGGATAGGCCCTTTGTACAATGGCAGCTTATCATCAACTACTGAAGTTGTTTTATATTCAATTAGAATATCTCCCTGCATTGTAAAGGTTTGGCCATTTGGATCTGTTACCTGGATTGGATCTTTAGCAACAGCCCAGTCATCTATGCTGCATCCCAATGGGGAATTCACAGCAAGATAAGGTTTTTGATTAGCTCCCTTTTTAAATTTTAATTTAGGGAAATCATCCAATACAATTTTTTGAATAGCTTGCTCAAAATAATCTGTGTATTTTGAATAATTATTTTGTTCTGGTTCAACCCAAGATCCATTTTTTTTATCAATGAATTCCTGGAGTAGCTCATTTTTAGACACAGCTTTAGGGTGTGCAGCTCCCATTAAAATAGGTAATCTGCTACAGGTAAAGTATTTTAAATCATCTGTAACTTTCATTACAATTCTCCTTATATGTTATTTATTAGTACGAAACAAGATTATTACTGGTACAGTTCTAGGTTTCTGACAGAGCTTGGATACCATTTTCCATTAGATCTTGTTGCAATTCCTCTAGCATTTAGAGCTGCAGCAATTCCTCTGTAAGTATAAACCCTACCTTTTTCTTTGATCTCCTGGACAACTGGCAAAATATTTTTTGCAAATTCTTCAGCAGCTTTCTTCTTCGCCTGGACAGCTAGAGCTGCAGCCTGGGCCAAGTTGGTAGTGTTACCAAGTTTAGTGATTACTCTGTTAGAAACTTTAGTTTTATATTGGCCATCTTGTTTTAATTTTTTTTTGATTTGGCCCAAACCATTTTTGGTTCTTTGTTTGATT